ATGACGACGAAAAGTGGGGAAAACTCAGTGCCCGTTTTCATTACCGAAAAGCACCTCGTCGCCGGAGCCGAGCGCAAGACCTACAGCGACGGCGGCCCAAAGGGCCAGAAGGGGCTCGCTCTGCGCACCACCCCGAACGGGGTCTTCACCTTCTATTACCAGCATCTCAACCCCAGCACCGGTAAGCGGGACTGGCATGTGATTGGGACATACCCGGAGTGGACCCCTGCCCGAGCCCGCACCGAGGCGACCCGGCTCGCCGGGCTGGTCGCAGAGGGCAAGAGCATCAAGCTGACCCGCCGGGTGGTTGCCGCGCAGGCTCGCGCCGAGAGCGTCACGTTCGAGCAGGCCTTCGACGAGTATGCCGCCTATTGCACCGAACTGGTGGACCGGCGCTGGGGCCGGGTGCCGCGCAAGGAGACGTTCGACAAAAACATCCGCTATGCCTTTACCCGCCCGCTGGAATGGTGGGGCAAGCGCGCGATGTGCGAGATCACCAGCAGTGACATCAACGAGATGTACAAAGCCATCGTCGCCGAAGGTAAACCGGCGCAGGCCAACCATGTGCGGGGCCAGCTGGGCACCTTCTTCGTCTGGGCCATGCACGACGACCGCAAATACGTCACGGTCAACCCCTGCACCAAAATGCTGGAGGACGACATCGCCGTCGAGAAGGCGGACACCGAGGACGGGCGCGTGCTCACAGCCGACGAACTGCGCACCTTCTGGCATGGCCTCGACCGCAAGGCCTGCCCCGGCTCCCGCCTCGCCCGGCTGGCGCTGAAGCTGTCGCTGGTCACCGTTCTGCGCACGGGTGAGTGCGTGAAGATCGAGCGCGAGAACGTCAGGCCCGAAAGCGTCACGCTGCCGCTCGCTGCGGTGAAGGGCCGCCGGTCGAAGAAGGCGCGCCCGGTCATCCAGCCCCTCAACAGTTTGGCACGGGAAATTCTCGGCGAAGTATTCTCGATTGGCGACCCGAACCGCCGCTGGGCGTTCTCCGGCAAGGAGCAGCGCGGTGACGAGCACATGACACAGCAGGGGCTGGGTCGCCTGATGGCGCGCCGGACCACGCACAAGGGCCATCAGGGCGAAGGCATCTGCCAGTATCTCGGCCTCGACGATGTCACGCCGCACGATCTGCGCCGCACCGCTGCCTGCATTCTTGAGCAGCTGGGCTACGACGACAAAACCATCGGCAAGGTGATGACGCACAAGACCGCCGACAAGGAAGCGGCACCCGTCACCCGCGAGCGCTACCTCGTCCCGGTCCAGATCATCGCTCGCCCGGTCGATGTGCGCATCAAGGCGCTCGACGATCTCGACGCGGCGCTGCGTGAGATACTCGGCCTGTCGTCAAAGCCGCAATTGGTCAAGGCCGCCTGAAGCGTTCGCTAGCCCATCGCTCACCAGCCGGACACAACCCCGCCACGGCGGGGTTTTTCTTTTGAGAAATTGTATGCTCACAATCCATACAATCGTAAAACGACACGATGAAGCCGCGCGCTCGCCATCCAACGTGACGACGCCTGCTCAAGCAGCAATCGCGCGGCCTTTGCTGCCTCCTTCAATGCGAATTGCATCTCGAAGGCACGCCCGCCGCTTGCGACCCGCTGTACGCACAACACTGGGCATAGCTGCGCCCTGCTCCACTATGCAGTTTGTGCCAGCACAACAGCCGCTCGCAAAATCGTCACTGGTGTGCTCGCGCAAAACAGTTACCTCACGCGCCGTGCAAGCAAGTGAGACGCCGATCCCGCTGAGACTGTCGAACGCCCGCCGTGCGCTCGCGGAAATGTTCATCGATCTTTGCTTGGCGTTTCACGTCACCACGGTGCCGCTGGATCAGAAGCCGGGCGAGACCGATGCCAACCGCGCCTTGGTCGCAGTCGCTGCGATGCTGGGTCACGCCGAAGGGCGTCCGATGAACGCCAGCGAGATTGCCATCCGCCTCAACATGCCGCGCACGTCTGTCATGCGACGGCTCGACGTGTTGCTGGAGCAAGGTCTGCTGCGGCGGATCAAGGGCAGATATTATCTTGAGCCACATCGCGCGGCGCAGGTGCCACACCGGGACAAATTCACACTGATCTTGGCAAAGGGCTTCAAGGAGATCGCGCCGATCCTGTCCGAAATGGACACTTGATTTTTGCAATGCAGAAAAGTCTTTCCGTGAATTCGCAATTCTGCGGGAAAAATTCCTCGAACGAGTTTCTTTCGCACCTTATGCGATAGTTTGCGGCCCATACGACCTGTAACGCCTGCCCCATTTCTGTCGAACTCTGTACGCCATGTTGACTCCGAGGGGATTCGACTGTTGATTTATGGCAATCGCGCCCCGGTTGAAAACTGAGAAGGCCGATTGTGTCGCAGATTTCGCGACACCAACAGGGAGGACGGGCACTGTGGCGAAGAAGAAGCGGGCGGCAAAGCTGGGCCCGACGAAAGTGAACGCCGACACTGAGCGCGAGTTCGGCACGCGCCTGCGACTGGCGCGGCTCGCGAAGGACATGAGCCAGGAGCAACTGGCGCAAATGTACGGCCTCTCCTTCCAGCAGATACAGAAGTACGAGAAGGGCACCAACCGCATGTCCGGTTCTCGCCTCATCCAGTTCAGCAAGGCGCTCGACACCTCACCGCACCAGCTGCTGGGCTGGGACAAGACCGAGAGCGCGGCGATCATCGACGCCGAGGCGTACAGGATGGCGCAGGTGTTCATGCAAATCCCGACGCTGCTGCGTCCGCTCGTGCTGAAGCTGCTCAACGGCATCGTGGAGCTGGTCGCGTGAGCAACATCGTCCGCATGAACCCCGACGAGAGCGAAGGATAACAACCATGGCCTATCAGAACGAACTCACCGAGATAGCGATCAACGAGCTGAAGGCGCACGGCATCCGGCCGCAACTCCGCGACACCAACGGCGGCCACATCGAGATCGCATGGCAGGTTGTCCCCGAGAAGGAGGTGCGCAAGGTTGTCGTTGCGAAGACGACCAGCGACTGGCGCTCACGCATGAATACACGCGCGGATGTGCGCCGCCTGTTACGCGCCGACAATGTTTCGTTGAAGATGTCCACCGACAAACCGAAGAAGCCCGAGAAGCTGAAGGTCGAGCAGGCGCTGTCACTGCCGGTCGAGGTGCTGCCGATCCCCGATCAGGTCGCCGCGATGCGCGGCGAAATGGCCGACCTCGCCGAGCTGGTCGTGCGCCTCGTCAAGATCGTCACGGGCGTGCGCGACACCATCTCGGTGCCGAAGCCCGTGGAAGTCAAACCGGCGCCAGCCTCGTCGCGCAGCATCAAGCTGGTCGAGTACATCTCGCATGACCGCTGGACGAACATCGACACCCTGCCGCGCGACACCGGGTTGAAGCCCGAGCAGATCAAGCTGAAGCTGCAATATCTGAAGAACCACGACGAGGTCGAGATTTTCCGGGGACAGGTCAAGCTGAAACCGCCGAAGCATGGCGAGGCGCCGCCGAAGAAACTCCACTGGAAGACCGCGCAGAAGATCGCGCGCGAGGAAGCCGAGCGGGCGGCGAAGGAGAAGGCGGCAGCAAAGAAACCTGCTAAGGTGGCCGCGAAGAAGAAGGGACCAAAGACCAAGAGCGCGGCGCCCGCCGTTGTCGTGCCCGCGTTCCTCAATGGAGCCACCGCCGAGAAGGCATCATGAAGCTGGAGATGGCGAACGAGCCGGGTTGGATCGGTGACTTCACCCGGCATCAGGCCAAAGGCGCAATCCCCAACGGCTCGCGGATCATGAAGACGCGGGCTGAGCCGCGCGACATAAACCCCGTGGGGGTATTCGGCACCGTTCTCGGCTCTATCGACGCGCGTGAAATCGACCCTGCCTTCGCCACGCGCATGAAGACCGACTACGCCTACTGGGTCGAGTGGGACGACGCGCCCAAGTGCGCCGTATTCATTGTCGGCTGGAAGATCGGCCGACCGACGTGACTATTTGAGCAGGTCCTGGCCCGGTGCCAGCAGGCGCACATAGGTGCCGCTCTCGTGCAGTTCGAGCCAGCCCATCTTGACGGCGTAATCGATGCCAGCCCCGAACTCTGCACCCCTGCCCTTCAGCATATAGAGGAACGGCGCGTTGATTTTCTCGATGTGGATGCGGCCATCCTGAACCGGCGGGATGCTGGCAGCCAGCTCGATCAGTTTGCGGGCGGCGGCTTCCGGGTCGGCGTAGGTCCGCTCCCCGACGTGCTTCATGCGCCAATGCCCCGGTGAACGGAGCGAATGTGTGCGTCGTAGGCGACCGGGATCGGCTCGCCACAAAAGCATTTCGACCAGCCGCTTTGGTTCTGCGTTGGCATTCGGCACCCCTCATCCCACATGCGATATTTCCACGCATGGAAGTCGCGGCTGAGCCGCCACGCCTCGTAATTGTCCTCAGTGAGCGTCGGCTCCAATTGCCGCCATGCGCCCTCGAACGCAACGCGGGCCTCGTCGAACGTCGCGGCCGAGCCGGATCGCTGCGTACCCGGCTCTATGCCGGGATAGAAGCCGACGCGCCAGCCCCATTGGTCGGCGCCGGTCGGCACGCCAGCGCGCAAACCAATCGAGCCGATGTGCACGTCGCCGAAATAGACGTGCCAAGTCTCCTGGTCGTTGTCGCTGCGGCGTCGGGTGAGAGCAGTCATGAGGAGCGTTATAGACTCGTCCTGCAGGTGAGCAACTGGATCGCCTGCGCCCCACGGCCAGGACCTAAGAGGTGAAGCTCATTAAAAAGGGCCCCAGCCCAAATGGGGCTATGAGCCGGGGCCTTCAGTTTGCCCTCACGAGCTTGAGGGTGTGGGAAAACTTGGCAAATATCGCGATGTTCCCAGCGCGTCAGAGCAGCGGTAGCTGGTATCGACGCGGTGCCCGTGCCGGTCGAGGAAGCCCTCAAGCGACGGCGGAACCTCGCGGCGCGCCGCGCAGTGCTGGCGCATGACGCGAGGATTCTAGGCGTCCGTCAGCGACTTCCCGACTTGAACAAACAAAAAAGCCCGGCATCGAGAGCATCGATGCCGGGCCTGCGTCCTTGGAGGAACGAGAGTTTTGCACCCTACCATCACTGCTCGACGCAGTGCAACTGAGGCGGCCTTACTGTCTCCTATAACGCCTACGATCCAGCGCCGCCCTCGCTTCGAATATGGCGACGATAGCCGCTACAACGGTGCCTCCGCCAAGCGACATAATGAGCAGCATTTGCAGCATTAGAATCCCTCCCCAGGATTGTCGCCTACTGCCACTCGATGATCTAGGGCGAAGTGGGTTTCTCCGGCGGTGGGGACGGGATTTTGAACGGAGCCTGGTGCGCCTTATCGAAGAAGTTGAGCGCCATAATGTGCATCGCCAGAGCCTTCTCCGCGTCCGGTTCTGTTAGAGCCATCTGGGCTGCGATTTTGGCTTGCTTCAGATAGTACTCGACAGTCGGCACTGTATCCCACCTCCTCCAGTGGAAGCTGGCGGCTTAAGTACCAAAGTGAACATTTGTTCCTGAAACTGGGAAGACTCGGACTATTTTGGCGGCTGTAGTCCCGGCGAAAGGACCCCCTGCAGAATGTCAGTTTAAGTCCCGTCACGGACCTTACGTTCGAGCATGGCTACCTCGACCTGATCGGCAAGAACCGTGAGATGGCTGGCCAGCCTATCGAACAAGTCCCGCTTGGCTTTGTCAGTAGCAAGATCACTGATGAGCTTGCACTCGGCCGCGTCGGTCCGCAGCTTTTCTAATTGCGCTTGATAGTCCCGCATAGCACGCTCCGCCGCGCGTACTTTGCGCTTCGGCTGATCCTACCACAGCATTAGGCGCCCTGTCAGCGCTCACTTGGCGGTTGGGCCTCAATGCAGCTTCTGGCGGAATTTACAGATGAGCTCGCGCAGCTCCTCAATGTGCTCGCCGATCATCTTGCGCAGCTCCTTTAGCCACTCTTGCTCCTTTTGAGCTGTAAGCTTGTTGGGTAGCTCCTTCTCGCTCATGTCGAGAGCAATCAGGTTGGCGGCTGCAGCCCGGGCGATCTCAGCCACTCGCTCATATGCGAGCCGGTCTCTGCTTGGCGGGCTTTGCGTAGGAGGGTCTCGCGCTCAAGGCCGTGCGGGAGCTTCTTGGCTTGCTCTCTTAGGCGTTCAGCTTCTTGGGCAAGACGGGCTTCGAGAGATTGGGTTTGCTTGAACCGACGACGGTGCGTCATGACTGGCCTCGTGCATACGGGTCCTAACCGCAGGGTTTGCACCCACAATTTTAGCCACTTCCGCCCAGGGCCGTCATTAACAAATGCTTGAAAAGTCCGATGGTTTCAGGAGGTCGGCTGAGGTCGGAAACAGGCAGTATCAAAGTGTCAAACTGAAAGTCCTAGTTGGGCCGCTGCAGGCCCGGCGAACGCAGCCAGTCGCTTAGACGCAAGCCCGTCTCGGCAATCCTGGCTCGCTTAAGCAGGGCTTCACGCTCCGCCCCAGCGGGCAACTGGTGAGCCCGTTCTTTGAGTTCGGCGGCCTGATCGGCCATTCGTTCTTCAAGGGAGCGGGTTTGTTTCACTCTACGGCGCTCCGGCATAGCGGCCTCCTTGAGTAGGCTAACGACGACTCATAACGGTCCCAAAGAGATTCAGTTCCCGGAATTGAACTTTGTCGCCCTCCCGCCGAGCCTACTGCTCGCGCGGCCTTTGCCTTTGAGCCTTGCGCGCCATCTCCATCCATTCTTCCCCAAGCTTCAGCCAGGCCTCTTTGTCGGCGTCTCGCGTCGCCTTTTCAGCCTCATCGAGGCAATTCTGCGCTTGGCGCAGATATCTCACAAAGTCAGCGTCGCCCATCGCGTACAATGCGGCGGCCAACGGAAGGTGCCTATCGTGCCGACGTGGATGTCGCCGTAATAGACGTGCCACGTTTCCCGGTGCGGGTTGTCGCTGCGGGCGCCGGGTCAGAGCTGTCATCGCCGTCATACAGAACCCGCCGGACAGTTGCGCCACCCACGTCGTCCCATTGCGGCGCGGAGCGACAGGCGGGAGGTGAATAGAAACTGGGGATACAACCAACCAGCTCACCGTTTCCAGTTTCTCAGATGGGATGCGGTTCGCAGAGTCGATTGGGATCGCGCGCCGATCAGACCTGATCGAGCACTCGGAACGATGAACCTGAGAGACTAGAGCAGCGAAAGCTGGATCGCCGCACCCTGCCCGTGCGTTGCGAGGAACGTCTCCAGCGACGGAGGCACCTCATCGCGGTCGGCGCAGCGCTGGCGCAGCTCGATGGCGGTCTCTTCGGAGGCATCCTGCGCCCAGCCCGCGCCGGGGTTGAAACAGACGATCCTCACCGGGTTGTGGTACTGCCCCTCCATCAGATGGCGCAGCAGGGTCTCGCGTTCGGTGTGCGCCTCATCCATCTCGGGCCACGCACGGCCGAGCGGCTCGCCATAGTCATCGAGCACCATGTAGATGTCCCGCTCCGCTGCGGGGGCAATCGACGGCGAGGAACGCATCACTGATCTCCCGCGAGGCTGAGGCACCATTCCAGCCGCTCGCCACCCGCCCGTCAAGGACTCGACAAGGCCCACGCGCATTCCTATCTGCGCGAGATATGTCAAAACCTTTTGAGCCTGCGCTGCCGGTGATGGGAACCAAGGTTCCGACCGGCGCCGACTGGATGCACGAGATCAAGTATGACGGCTACCGCCTGATCGTGGTGCGGGAGAACGACCGCGTGCGGCTGCTCACCAAGAACGGCCACGACTGGTCCGAGCGCTACCCGCGCATCGTCGAGGCGGCCCTGCAGAACCGGCAGAAGCACTTCGTGATCGACGGCGAGGCCGTCGTGCTGACCATGACCGGCCTGCCCGATTTCGACGCCCTGCACTCCCGCGAGCACGACGACGAGGTCCAGCTCTACGCCTTCGACATACTGGCGGGCGACAGCGACGACTACCGGAGCCTGCCGCTGAAGCTGCGCAAGCCCCACCTCGCGCGGCTGCTGGCGCGCCGCCCCGAGGGCATCTTCGCCGCGCCCCATGAGCAGGGCGAGATCGGCCCCGAGCTGTTCCGGCAAGCCTGCCTGCACGGGCTGGAGGGGATGGTGTCGAAGCATGGCGACCGCGCCTATCGCGCCGGGCGATGCGACCACTGGATCAAGAACAAGAACAGGCAACACCCGGCCTTTCACCGCGTTCGCGAGACTCAAAAAAAATAGCCCCCGCGCCTTGCGGCGCAGGGGCACGTCAGTTGCCGGGGGGCGAACTATCTGAACAGCCTGCGCACTTCTTCGCAGGTCTCGACCACGGAAATGAATTTGCCGTCGCTGGTGTTGAGCACGCAGCGCACGTAGCCCGTCACCAGCCTGTTGTCGTCGCCGCCAGGCGCGGCGCGCATCGTCGTCACCGATTGCGGATTGACATAGATGTCGTGCTGCGGCCCGTGCAGCAGGATCAGGACAACGGCAGCAAGCGCATTCATCGGCCTAGCCGTATATTCCGCCAGCGCTGACGCTGCCTGCGATGCTGCCGGGGAAGTAGTTGGCACCGCCGCCGCCTGTCGCGATGACGCCGTTTGAGGTCGCGGCGTAGCGTGGCCCGGTCACGGTCGCGCCCGCCGGGTTGAACGTCATGCCGGACGTATAGAGCACGCCGCCTTGGTTGGCGTAGGCAAAGCCTTGGCTGAAATTGAGCGTTCCCGTCAACGCCACAACGCCAGCGAGGAAGTTTGCCATATAGCCGTTGTTGACGGACAACAAATGGAAGCCCGCATCGCCGCTGATGGAGTAGTTGCCGGTTGCGGCAATGATCGCGGACCCGCTCGCCCGCATGTGAGCGTAGCCCTGATTGAACGTCTGGAAATCAATCTTCTGGAAATAGACGACGCCGCCGCTGCTCGCATCAAAGCCGCTCCCGGCAGAGGTGGCGCGTATCCGCATGCCGCGGATATGCCACGGGCGCACATTGTCGGAAATGAAGGCCGACGAACCGTTGCCATCCACCACAACATTGCTGGGTGTCGTCTCGTCGCCGACGATAATGGGCGCAAGCGCGCCGACGTAGTTTTTGAGTTGGTTGCCAAGGCTGAGATTGCCGCCGCCAGCGGGGCGCACAATGACGGTCACCTGATAGATCGAGAGATCGAGCGCGGCGATGACATCGATCGCCTTCTGGATCGTCAGGAAGGCACCGCCAGCGGTGTCCGCCAAGCCGGTGTTGGTGTTGCTGCCATCGGGGCGAACGTAATAAGTGCGCGCCGCAGTCAACATGTCGCGGACAGGTGGCGCGGCTGGCACCGCCGACCACGCGAGGCTTTTCCGGCCGTACAGGGTGCCGTCATTCGGTGCCTCAGGAATGCCGCCGCCTGTTACGGCTGTCCACGCCGCATTTTTTCGGCCGTAGGTCGTGCCATCGCTAGGCGCATCCGCAATGCCGCCACCAAGCAGCGAGATCGGCAATTGTGCATATTGCCCGGTCGCGGGATTGAAGATCAGGGCATAGGTGGCCCCGGCTGGAACGGCGCTGATGGTCGGGAAATCGTTGTAGTCGAGATCGAGATAGTAATCGCCGTTCTGCTTGGTGACATCGACACCGGCGCGGCCGACCACTCGCGCAGGAAAACGCGGTGACACTTTCAGCTTGATGGCGCGCGGTTTGACGCTGAGGAACGGAACACTCATAGCCGGGTCTTGATGTGGGAGAGCACAGCCGCCTCATTCGGCAGCGCCAGGACGGACTGATACACTTCGACCCACAGCACAAAGTCGGGCTGCTGCGCGATCTGCAAGGTCAGCGCGTCGGTGTAGCCGTCGAGCACCCCGGCCGGGGTCGGCCGCAGCAGGTTGGACACCGCCATCACGCCGCCGAGGCTGTGTTCGGTGTCGATCATCGTTGCGGCTGTGCCGTCAGCAAGCCAGTCCAAATAAGCCGGATCACTCACCCCCACATAGTCGCGCAGCTTGGACGAGTAAACCTGCAAGCCATCGCCGCCGACGATCCAGTACCAGTCAAAGACATTGTAACTTTTGCTCATGTGTATTGCCCGCCTGTGAGAACCGAGCCCGCCACCGTCCCCGGAAACAGCGTGATTGAGCCGGTGTCGGAGATGACGGAATTGGTGACGGCGCTGTAGCGCTGGCCTGTCACCACAAACGCGCCAAGGCTGAACGTCGTTGTAAAGGCGCTGATATAGCCGAGCGTGCGCGCGGTCGCCGTAGCGCTGCTATAAGTCACGTTCGCGCCAATCGTGAATGCTGCGCCGTTGAGATACAAAAAGCCGCTGATCTCAGCGAGGAGAAGACCGGCTCCGCCGGTCAGCACCTTGTGCGCGCCCTGAATTTGCAGCCTGCCGAAATTGCCGACATAGATGCGGTAGTTGGCGCTGGTGCCAGCCCACTCGCAAGTGTTCAGCGTGACAAGGGTATACGAGCCAACATTGACATCCTGCCCCGCCGAGGATTGCAGGCGGAAGCCGTTGAAGGTGAAATTTCCGCCGTTAACTGCCGGAGCCCACAGCGCTGGTGAACCTGTGATAATGACATTGCCCGGCGTAACGTTGTCGCCGTTAAAGGTGACGTTGCCAGAACCGAGATAGGATTTCAGGATCAGTTGCGCATAGGTGCCGTTGGCGACCGTGACGACGTTGTTGAAAATGCTGTTGTCAGTCGCTGCAATGACATCCATCGCCTTTTGCAGCGTGGCGAACGCGGTTCCGGTAGTTAGGCCATTGTTGGCATCGCTGCCCGTCGCAGCGTTGACGAACAAATTACGATCCGCCGTCAAAGCGTTGCGGACATTGATCCATGCCGCACTACGCCGCGCATAGGTGCTGCCATCGTTCGGGGCATCCGCGAGCCCTGCGGGTACGGCCGACCACGCAAGATTTTTCCGGCCGTAGAGTGTGCCGTCATTGGGCGCGTCCGCAAAGCCACCACCGAGCAACGCAATCGGCAACTGCGCATATTGCTTCGTTGCCGGATTGAAGATCAGGGCGTAGGTCGTCCCGGCCGGGACGGCGCCGATCACCGGAAAGTCGGTGTAGTCGAGATCGACGAAGTACTCCCCGCTCTGCTTGATCACGTCGATGCCAGCGCGCCCGGTCAGCCTCGACGGAAACTGCGGCAGAACCTTCAGCTTGATGGCGTCGCTCATTGCTGGTCGATGCCTTCCATCACGTTGACGTTGCCGATCACGAGCTGCACCGTGCGGTCGTCGCGCGAGATGCGGACGCCGACGTTGTAGGCGCCAGGGCACAGGCCGCTCATCTGATCGTCAGAAAAATCCCACTGGAAGGTGCCGACATCGGGCAGCGTGATCGAGCCGTCGTCGGTCGAGGCTTTCAGCCGCACACCGCCCTGCTCATCAGCGACGCTCAGCGTCACCCGGCAACCGCTGATGTCGATGGTGTCGCCGCTCTCGGCGTCGGTGAGCACGATGGCTTCCGACCAGTCGCCGCGATTGGAAGCGGTCGCGAAATAGCCGGTATACATGGCGCCTCACAATTTGATGTAGAGCGTGACCAGCAACGTCGGCTGCGTGATCGCGAACGGCGTGCTTGAGCCGCCACCTGTCAAGCCGGTGAACGTTGATGTGCCCTGCGACGCGGTGATGGTTGCGCCAGTGTTCTGAAACGAACCGCCCGGCGAGCTATTGGAGATGAGGGCGCCGCCACCGAGGAATTGGGCGTTGTGGCTGATGCTGATGGCGCCGTTGGTGATGACGCCCGTTGGCGTGATCGGCGGAACGTTGGCGAGCGCCAGCGCCTTGGTTTCGGCGCCGCCAACGGCGCCGAGTTGGGTGGGGTTGCTGCCGAACCACGTTAAGGTCAGGCGGCCCGCATCGATGCTCCCCATGTCGCCGAGACCGGCGAGCGTGCGCCCGCGCGCGTCCGGCGTCGCAATCGTCTTGTTCGCCGCCCAATCCGCCGCCGACGACGCGCCGCGAGACGGCGCCACCGCAAGCGTGCTGTCCACGTTCCAGAGGAAATTGAACAGCGCCTGACAGTCCGAGTTGGCGCGCTCTGAGGCGCCGGACGTAGCCGAGCCAATGGTGCGCCCGTTCATGCGGACGAAACCGGCGAGCACGCCCGTCCCGTAGAACGGCTGGATGGCGCCGGTCTGGATCAGCGTCGTCGGATCGACACCGCCACCGCCGCCACCGCCCGCGCTGGGACCAATCACGAGGACGCCGTCGCGCGCGAGCTGGGTGACGCCGAACTTGTCGTCGAGACGAACCTTGATGTAGCCGTCCGCGAGGAAGAACTGCGGCACGCGGCCAGCGGCGTCCAGCTGGATCGGGTTCGGCTGCAGGATCGTCAACGACGCGTCTTGATAGGGCTGCTGTGGCGTGCTCACCGTGCCCGCCTGAATAATGTAGAGCAGCGCACCAGACAGCGGTTTTCCGAACTCGTCGAACTGCTGGGTGAGCGAAAGCGGGATGGTGCCTGCCATCTGTGCCTCAACAAAAAGCCCGCCAGAGGCGGGCTACTGATCGCGGTTTGGTGAAACGTAAAGTCGCGGGACGCGGCCGATCTGGCGCGACGCCTCCAGCGCCGGGTAACCGAACTGATCCATGTAGCGCTGCGCGACGCCGAGCGCGTGCGAGCCCTCGCCGACCAGACGCGGCGAACCCGCCGCCAGCGTCGCCGGGATCAGCGCGAGCGAGCCGACATGCCCGCTGGCGAGATCGCCGAGCGCGTGGAACAGCTCGACGCCACTGGCCGCCTGCGCGAGCCCGCGAGGTGCCAGCGAATTGAGCGACGCGCCCGCGATCTTGTCGGTGAGCTGCGGCGCGCCTGCGGCCTCGAGTTGGCGCACCATGTCGGCGCGCTTGCCGAAGTTGGTGTTGACGTTGTTGCGCATGATCGAGGTCAGCTTGCGCAACGCCGCATCGACCGGCGCATTCGGCTTGCCGATCAGCGTGCGCTCGATCACGCGCAGTGCGGTCGAGTAACGTTCGTAGTTCGCCATCGTCTTCGCATAGGTCGGGTCTTGCTTGACGATGGTGCCCTTGACCGCGTCGTAGAGATCGCCAGCGATTTTGCGCGCGGCCTTGTCCTCGAACGGGATCTTCCCGAGCACGTCCTCGTAGACAACTTTCTTCAGCTCGTCGAAACCTGCGGGCGTGTGGAAGAAGGCGGGGTCGCGCCCCTTCCACTCGTTCACGAGGTCCACCAGCCTGTCGCGGATCGGCAGCAGCTCCTGACGCGGCCTGCCGTGGTAATTGACGATGTTGTCGATGCGGTTCACCGCCGCGTCGATGTCGTTGAACTGCAGCTGCGCCGGGTTGGCGCGGGTCGCGGCCATCTCGCGCTGATAGGTCGCCTGCGCGTCGCGCTTCATCTGGTCGGCAGCAGCGCGCGCGTCGGTGACGATCTCGTCGATGGGCGCATTGCGACGCATCTGCGAGGTCAATGCCTCCGACGCGGCACCGCCCTCGCGCCCCGCCTGCCGGGCCGCTGCAGTCGCGTCGGGCCCTGCGCCGGTCGTGACGCCGAGGGCGTAGTCGGCCATCTTCACCGCGCCAGCCGCAGGCTTCGTCACCAAATTGAGCGGATCGACAAAACGCCCCGCCGTGCCTGCGACCTTCGCGGCCTTGCCAGCAAGACCCGGCAGGCGCGCCAGCGCGGTCTCGCCGCCCGTGAGCACGGTCGAGATGTCGCCGAACACACCGGCAGGGTCTTCAGCCAGGGCGCGCTTGAAACCTTCCGTCGAGCCGTAGCGGTTGGCGAAATACTGGTTCACCGCGTCGGCATACTGGGTGTGCTCGTCGCCCGAGATCAGGCCGCCCTTTTCGAGATAGCCCTGCCCGACATTCTTGATCGCGGTCGCAGTGTCGATGGGATGCAGGATCGGCTGCACGATGTCGGAGACGAAGTTGCCGATGCTCGACGGCGCGTTCTGCAGTGCAAGACCCGGCACATCCGACCACGACAGCGGCCCTTCAGGAACAGCGGGCGCAGCAGCGGGCGGTGCCTCGTTGGCAAGTGGAGCGCTCTGCCAACCGCCGCCAGTGACGACGGGTGCGTCCTGCCAGCCCATGTTCACGGCTTCCTTCGCGGTTTGCCATCCGGCCCGACAAACAGCGTGTTGGGCGGCAGCGCGTCATACTCGGCGTCGGTCGTGATCCGCTTCGGGCCTTGCGCTGGCGCTGCAGCTGCAACAGCTGGTGCCGCAGCAGGCGCAGCCAACGGCGCAGTCAGGAGATTGCCGCCGCCGCGCCCCTTGCCGAGCAGTTCGCCCATCGTGCTGAGGTGCCGCTCCAGCCCGTTGATCTTGGAGTTGATGGTGAAGGTCGTGTCACGCGGTGTGATGCGATACTGCTGCGCGTTCTGCTCTGCCTCCGTCTGGCTCATGCCCGCACCGGTCAGCAGGCGGATCAGGCTCTCCGCGCCCGCGTCCAGCATGCGCTTGGTCTCGCCGGGCACCCCGACATTCGCAATCGCCTTCGCGTGGTTCTGCCAGTTCTCGATGCCGACATCGCCGCGCGCGACGCGTGCGCGCAGGTCGGGCAGCGTGCCCATGAACGATTTGGCGAGACCGATGCGCGCGACGATCTCGTCGCCGATCTTCTCGGGGGTCGCGCCGGGGATCGGCTCGACGCCCTTGGCGTGATCGTTCGGATCAAGCCAGCGGTAGTTCGCCGGGAGCTTGCCGCCCGTGTCGGCGCCAGCGCCACCGATGTCAATCGGGCCTTCGGCGCCCTGCTTCTTCACGCGCACCAGCCGCTCGTTGCCGCTGTCGTCCTTGACCGTCTTCACCTCGTAATCGTTCTTCACGTCGCGCATCATGATCTCGGAGCGACCCGTGCGGCTGTTGGTCCGCACCAGATTGTCGCCGACCACCTTGAAGTCGTAGGTGCCGGGATCGAGCTGCTTCTGCACGAGGCCGATGGCGAGCGGTCGCGTCAATGGATTGCGGGCGAGCCCCGCGAGCTGCTCCGGGCTGATCGCCGGGGCCTGCGGCTGGTCGCTGACGAGCGCACCGACCGCGCTGTTGCGCACCTCGTTGAAGGCGAGTGCGTTGCTCTGCGGCGCGCCGCGCGACGCCCCCGACGTGATCTCGGGCGGCAGGCCGAGGTTGCGGTTGAAGCGATCCGCGTAGGACGACACCGAGGTGCCGAGGATGTCGCGCGCGTTCGGATTGTTCATGCCGCGCTCGCCAGCGAACCACGCCTTGGCTGCGCCGGTCGGGCCGTACTTATCGACGAGGCGGCCGAACTCGCCCTTGTAGACCGCGTCCTGCGCTTGCGGGTTGATCAGAAACTCGCGCGGCGTCAGTCGCTGGCCGTAGTAGCGCTCCGTCCACTCGGGGACGTTCGCACCCATCACCTGATAGCGGCCGAAGGCGCGGTCGCCGGTCTTGGTCTGCGGGCCGACCAGCCGGTAGTTGCCCTGCGGACTGCCGCTCTCGATGGCGGACGTTGCCTGCGCATAGCGCGCCATGGGATCGGCCGCCTGCGCGCCCGGCGCGGCCTGCGCCACGGGTGAAGCCTGCTGCAGAGGTGGAGCCTGCTCCACGGGCGCCTGCGCCACGGGTGCCTCGGCGCCGGGCCACGGCGGCGGCTGCGTGGTCGGGACCGGCGCGGTGCCGCTGCGGATCGGATACTGGCCGAAGGTCTGGGCCGCCGCCTGGTCGAACCAAGGCGGTGCCGTGACGCCCGGCGGCACGGTCGGGCCCGGCAGTCCAGTCGCCTCCTGCGGACGCGGGCGGGGCAGCGGGATGCGCTCCGCGACAGCGGGGCCTGCCGCTGCAGCCGCGACCGGCGGACTCCCCACGGGCGGCGCCTGAGTCACCTGAGGGCCATTCTGCTGGGGGCTATTCTGACCCGAGCCGTAGAGCTGCGCGATCAGCCGCGCGGCTTCCTCCTCCTCGCGGTTCTTCCGCAGCGTCTCACCGATGCGCGCCAGCGGTGACCAGTCGATCTCGCCGATGAAGGAGCCCGGCATGTCATACCGGACGGGGTTGATCGCCATCGCCGGTCTCCTAGCCGAAGCCGAACATGCCGCCCAACTTGCTCAGGCCCTGCCCGAGGGGCGAGCCTGAGAAGTTGTAGGAGCCGCCGGAGTAGGCGCCGCCGCCGCCGCTACCACCGCTGCCGCCGAAGCTGGAGCCGAGGCCCGGCATGCCGAACGCCGCGCCCGCAATGGACAGGCCCGCGCCGAGCAGGTTCTTCGCGCCCGCAGCTTCGCCTGCGGCCTGCTGGTTGTTGGCCGCGACGTTGGTGTTCATGTTGTTGCCGTAGACGTTGGTCTGGTTCTGGCCGTAGGTCTGCGCGAGGTTGGCGAGGTTGGTGTAGCCGCCCTGCTGGCCCTGTGCCGCCGCCGCCGTGTACTGGCCGCCCATGCCAGCGGCGCCCTGCAGGCCCGCCATCCACGGCTGGTACTGCGTCTCGTAGAGGTTCTTGGTGATCCAGTTGCCGGTGTCGATGTCGGCGTTGCCGCTCGCGTACATGCCTCCGATGGCGCGCCTGCGGTCGATGGCATCGAGCGCGGCGTTCTGCGTCAGCTCATAGCCGGGCGTGGTCTGGAAGACGGACTGCGCGCCCTTCGCGGCGTCGGTGCCATTGACGCCGAGCGCGTTCATCCAGACATCGCCTGCAGCGTTGTATTTGGTGCCGAGCGCGGCGAGCGGGTCGTAAGCCGAGATGCCCTTGTTGAGCGCGGCAGTGCCTTCGCCGTAGGTGCTGTTGAGCGCATCAAGCGACGAGGTCTGGTACTGGGCCGCGAGCCGCCGGTTGGCTTCCGCAGCTTCGCGTTCGGCACCACCGCCGAACAGCGTGTCAAAGAAACCAGCCATGTCAGTTTGCTCCAGCCTTGAACTGGCCCTGTGTCGCGTCCCAGATCAGCACCTGATTGTTGGCAATCGAGGTGACGGTCGGCGGCGATGCGGGTGGAGAGGTCGGCCGCGAAAATTCGATGTAGCCGAACAGATTGACGAAGCTCTCGATCACCTTGAGCTTCTCGTACCAAGTCGGGTTCATGGTGCCGTCAGGCAAAAGGATCGGCACGTTCTGCGCGGGCAACGAGAACTTCGTCCTCATCGCAGCTTGTCCCCGAGCATGTCAGCGCCCATGAAAGCGAAGTCCACGCCCGCGCTCTCCTCGAACCGCCAGCGCACGCCCTGCACTTCGGCCTGCCCCCAGATCGAGGCGCGCACCCGCCCGTTGGTGATCGCCTGCCGCCCGATCTTGACGTTGCGCGGGTTCGACCAGTTCTGACCGCCGTTGCGGGAGATCGAGATCGCGATCTCGACATTGGTCTCGTCGGGGTCGTGACCGGTCGCGTCGCTCGCGCCCTTGGTCAAATACAGCTCGATGGCGTTGATCCGCACCGCGTTGGGGAATGAACCGAACGGGCCGGTCTCGATCCGCATGTTGATCGGGTTGCCCAGCTCCTTGCGCACCTGCGCGCTGATCTCGCACAGGTTGGCGCCGTCGCTGTCGCCGCACAGCCACTTGTTGAAAGCCTGCACGGGATAGAGGCCGCGCCAATACTGCTGCAGGTACGAGCGCCGCTCGTGCCATGTGTTGAGCGTGGTGTCGAAAATCCAGCACCACGCCGCGCCCTGGACAACGACGAAGCCGTGGCCGCGCGAGTTGAACACGCCGACGCGAATGTTGCTCTTGACCGGTTCGCGCTCGATCAGCGTGTCGATGTCAGAGTTGGAGAGACGCGCAGGTCACCGGCAGCGATAGGCACGCGAGCTGCTTCACGGGCGCCCTTCGCAACCACGCCGAGCGCAGCCAGCGGCGTCGCCAGCATCATGTCGCCGCCGAGCCCGAGGGTCTGCAGCGCCGCGTCGCGATAATTGCCGCTGAGGAGGTTGCGGCCGAACGACGGCTGATAGCCGCCCTTGAAATCCGGCAGCAGGCCGAGCACGTCGGCGATGCCAGCGCCGGGGACGAGCCCTGCCGCCATCGAGGCGGCGTCGGCGCCGCCCTCCAGCGCGGAATTGCGGCGCACATCCGATTTCACGGAGCGCCGCATGCGAGCTGCTGCCGCTTCGGCGGCGTCCTGCGTCAGGTTGCTGAGCGGTTCGGACAGGTTGGGCCGGTAGCGGATACGGTCGAGGGGGCCGTATTCGTCCGCCATCGCTGTGTTACCTCTGCCCTCGTGCGCTCATCTTTGAGATCAATCACCGTGACGCCCGCAGCGCGGGCCTGCCTGCACATATCGGCGGTGCCGTCGCCGCCAGGAAACGCGATCACGAGCTGCGGCTTGCCCTCGGCCAGCATCTGCTTGTTGCGGATGGGCCCGGCGCTGTTGCCGTGCAGCCGCCAGTGCGCCGGAAACATCTCGACCGGCACCTTGTGCTCACCCGCCCAGCGATGCGCGCAGGTGTCCGCGCCCCTCGCTCTGCCGTGGATCAGCAGCGTGAAGCGGTGGAGGTCGTGCAGCATGTCGAGATACTTCTTGACCGCCGCGTAGTTTTCGAAGGTGCGCCCGCCGCACACGATCACGTTCATTGCGCCCGCTCCACCCTGATCACGCCACGGCGGCGCAGAGCGGCGGCGGTGCGGCTGCGCAAGGAGTGTTCGAACCCGCGCCTGTCGCCGCGCATCAGCTTGGCGAACAGCAGATCGATCACTTTCTGCTCCTGCGCAGAGCGATATTTGCGCAAGTCGCACACGAGACGCAGGTCGCGGTCGCGCGCGGACTCTGTCATGACGGCAGCTCGCGCGCGATGGCGTCGGCGAGTGCGTGGACATCGATGACGCCGATCACATCGAACTTGTCGGGCGTCTCGACCGGCACCAGAGAGACCTTGCGGTCGCGCTGCTGGCGCTTCAGCTCGTCGCGGATGATGTCGATGAGATCGTCACGGCTCACGACAGCCTCTTGCGCGCGTCGATGATCGAGACGTTCTGCGCGAGCAGCTTGAAGGTCTGGATCGCGCCCGCACTGTTGGCGAGCGCGCGCCAATCGACCGGCAGCTGGTCGCTCAGAAACCGCGCGACGTGCGGCGAGAGCTTGTCGATGTCGTGCTTGCGCAGAAACATCTTCACCGCCTCGACGCTGTCGATGTTCGGACGGAGCGCGGACGGGGTGAGCTGGAAAATCACCTGCTCCAGCACCGCGACGCGAGCCTCGAGCCGCGCGATTTGTGCGTACGTCTGGCTGCGGTCAGTCATGACCCAATGCCCTCCGCGCGATTTCTCCGACCGACGTGACGACGTGACGCATGCAATGCGCTGAGATGCTGTCGAGGCTGATGCCTGCAGCGTCCAGCGCGGCGCGCGCCTTCTTCAGATCGGGTTCGGGGAAAACAGAGAGGGGATAAGCTTCAGACCACTGCACAATCGATTGCAGCGCGTCCTGCATCTGCTCGTAGTGATCGACGAGCGCCTTGGCTTCCTTGATCATCGTCTGTCCTCGATGATTGAAGCCGGGTCAGTGCAGATTGGGCTGGGGGGCTGAGGCTGCACTGCCGGACAAGGCCCCGATGACACCGCCGCAGGGGCGGCCTAAAGCGGCATGTCGGGGCTTGCCGACAAGTACGCACAATTCGCCCTTGTCGTAAAGAGTTCGACCTAGCGATTTTTGTCGGGATGCTCAGAAATCTCGCGCACGCGCCAACTCTTGCGAGCGCAGTATGCGCGTAGCTCGTTATCCGTCTCCCCGATTGCCCATTTCAGGATCGGCGCGGCCTCCGTAAAGGCCTAAGCGGGCAGCCCAGTTCAGAGCCATAGCCACGCGAAGAACGCTGTGATGATGGCCCAGCCTATGAGCTTTTCAGCGAGCACCTGCGCATAGCGGAAGTCGCTCGCGCCGTAGGCATCGAGGTCGAACTGGCGCATGGCTTCCAAGAAATAGCCGCCGCTCACGAGGACAAAGAGCACTGCCATCATGACGTGGTAGGTCTGGTCGCTCATGGCTGCAGTCCGGTGTTAGCATGAGGTTGACCATCTACACCGTCAGCCATGTAGATCAATGCGCTATCGACGAACACAGTATTCGTCATCGACGAACGCGCGCGTGGGCCAAATCGCGGCGCGGTCAAGCGACGCTTACGAGGCGTCAGCTCTACCGCTGATCTACGGCGGGCATTTGTTGGGGATAGTTCAAGTAGGGGTTGAGTGACGCAGCTGCCGTCGCTTCAATTGACCGCCGATTCGTGGTCGTGCCTGAAGCGCTGCGAGCCCTCCCTCTTTGGATGACCCATGTTAGTCTTGAAAACGCGAGCCGACCTTCAGCGACTGGTTGATGAAGGTTTGGAGGAAAGCCTCACTCTGGATTACAAGGCCTCCCCCGCGCTTACCAGGGACGGAAAAGGGCCCGACGAGCTATGCAAAGACGTAAGCGCGCTCGCAAATTCTGCGGGAGGCCAAATCATCTACGGTATCGAGGAAGACAAGGCCACCGCCAAACCGGCGCGCGTCGATGACGGCGTCGCGGACGCAAAAATCACGCGAGAATGGATTGAGCAGGTACTCAATTCGAAGGTCCAACCCCGCATGGATGGTGTCCGAATCGAACGCGTGGATATGGGAACCGGAAAATACGGCTACGTTATCAACGTGGAGCAGTCGCAGAACGGCCCGCACCAATCGCCCGACGGAAAGTACTATAAGCGGTTCAATCTTCAGTCGGTCCCGATGCACGACTACGAGATCAGAGACATTCTGCGTCGCTCGACAACGCCTGACCTTGAAGCCATGCTGTGGTTTCCGCAGCTGGGTGACACCATGACCGTCAGCTTCGCTCAAGCTAGGGAGTTGTCGCAGACGTTCTTCTTGAATTGCACGGTTATGAACAAGTCTCCGACGCCAGCACACTATGCAATCGTCGAGGTATGGGTGGACCAAGACCTGACCGTTCCGTTCGCGGTCGATCCGTTCGTCCAGGTCAACGCAATCGAGCACTCGCCAACCGAAAGACTGCTCGTCTACAGACGCACCATTTCGGCTCCCCCGGGAGTGCCTGTTTTCAAGGAAGCGAGCCACGAAAGCCATACGGCGCAGATCGCGCTTCAACTACCCGCCCGGTTGCGAGAGAGCAGCGTGATCTATCTGGAAAGCCATGTGTCGGCTCCAGGCGTCTCCAAGCACGAAAAATATCAGATCATCGTGAAGGACGATCTGCTTCGATTGGTCAAACCGGGCCAGCCGCGCTCGACGATTTCTACCTTCGATAGATAGACTACGACCTTCCCCACCTCATCAGCAGGGAAAGGACCGCCAGCACGGGCGCTATCCGTTGCGAACCCGGCGCATGCGGAAATTTTTTATGAGCCTGATGAACGCGCGCTCCGACCGCCGGACCGTCCATGGCAAGATCGCCACGAGCGACACAGTGACGAGAATGACAATCCATTTGTTGGGAGCAAGTTGAACGATCAACTCCTCGAACCGACTGAAGTGCACCGTGATCAGGGTCGTACTGACGCCTGCGGATATTCCTGAGACAAAAAAATGAAGCTTCCGCGCAGCTTTTCTCAGGTCTTTCTCGTCGTCCTCTTCCATCGCGTCTCTTACGCTCAACGCCGATAAGACGAAGCTCGCGGCATGTAGAAGTTGAAGCGTGGGACTTTTAAGATCGTCAATCACCGCCAGCCACTCGGCTTCCAGCGCCGCTCGTTCCTCGCTCGGCTGGCGTGACGCTGCAACGCGCACGAGCCAACGGCACAGCGGCTGATGCCAAGCTGCAAGCTCCGACCCCAGCCAACGCCCAACGAGCCCCGGCAGCAGTTTCCCGAGAATACTGAGAATTAAGTCCATGCAAGACCTCCCAGGGGGGCTCCAGTCGGAAGGTTGCTGCGATACGCGACTTCGCCTTGCGCGGTAATACGGTAATATCTGCGCTTTGGGCGCCCGAGTTGGACCGGATCGTCGTTTTCCCAGCGATCCCGCAGCCAGCCAGCGCTCCTGAAGCGGATCAGAATTGGGTAAAGCGTGCCGGATAGAATGCCAGTGCGCTCGGCGATATCGGCGCCGGACAGTTCTTGGCGGCCAGCGTCGATGAAGGCATGTAGGACCTTCAGGCCTTTGGCGCTGACGCGAGGCTGCTTGGTTTCAGACGACATGAGCCGCAACTCTTCATACCCTATGTAGAGTTTCAATATAGGGGGAAGCGAACCTGAGTCGCAAGGGGTGATCCCATGCCCGAACATTCTGAAGTTGGCGGTGATGTCGAGGGGGGTGGCAATAAAAGCATGCTTCCCCGACCAGATTTTTCCCCACCCCGGTCCCCCTGGCAGAGGGCACTGCCCCCACCCCCTTGGTATCGCTCACCTATTTCGATGCGTGCGCATGCCTCGTACCTGATGCGAGCTGGTCACGTCACCGGGACGCAACCACACCACGTCACAGCCCGAGGCGGGTGCAACACTGAAACGTCCGTTTCACTGTGTCGTTTCGTCGGCAGTTCGGGTGTATTCCCCATCGATCACAGTGCCATGCGCCCCCGCCTTCTGGCTTGCGATGGCGTAGAGCTGCGCATCCGTGAGGGTTTCGACCTTCACGTTGTGCTGGTGATCAACAGCGCGCACGTCGCGCCACTCGTCGGGCTGGGCGTTCTTCAACGCAAACACAGCGGCGCTGGTCTCTGCGCCCTTGCGCGCCCGCAACAGCTTGCGTTCGAGGTACAGGACGCGGCCAGCTCGTGCGCGAGACACCGCGTGGCTAAAGTCCGTGTGCGCCCTTATCCAATCGTACACCGCGTCCCGGCTCACCCCGATCAGCCCGGCAAACGCTGTCAGGCTCAGTCCCTCGCTGGTCATGGCCTCGACGACCATGTCGCAATACTCCGGTCGGTAGCCACTCGGCCTGCCGAAGGTCTGGTCGCCCCTGTAGTGGGCAGGGAGCGTGGTCTGCTTGAAGGGTGCCATGGCTAGCTTGACTCCGTAACCATAGGTAGAGCTAAGTGCAAATTTAGATAGGGACAATCGGCACAATTCGATGACACTAAGTCTAAAAGATCGGCGCGGCCTGACGAGGCTGAGGAAGCTGCAAGCGATCGCCAATTTCTTCACCGACATCGACAACGCGCACCCGACGATCCGGCCGGTGATCCTAACGTTGTCTACGCACCACGTCGTTGTTGGTCATATTGTGAGTCGTTACACGGCCATGGACGCCTTGTTGAACGACATCATAACCGCGTATTTTTTTGGTCTGAAGGCCATTCGCATCCCTTCGAAGGCACAGAAGCCAAAGAACCTGCGCATCTTTCGGCATCATTTACTCGACGAGACGTATCTCCTCAAAAAACTGCAGATCGTCCACGCAATCGAGCCAGTTCCACCGAAAGTGAGTGATCACCTGCGAAAGCTCAACGCTATTCGCAATGCGATCACCCACAGTTCCTCGCCGGAATCTCGGAAGGAATATTCCAGAACCAAGAAAGTCACCTACGCGGGCAGAAACATCTTCACTGTTAAAGGCCTCGAGTTGTTCGAAGCCGACTGGATGGCGGCCCGGCAAGCGTTAGCTGCTCGCCTACCAGGTCATAATGCGTGGATGAAGCGGCGACTTCGCAACCTGATAACTTCCGGAATACTTAGCGAGGAAGCAGTCGTAGAAAGTGCGACAGACGGCCCTCCTAAAGGCGACGACCCGGTAAAACCCGGGGTTGCGTGATCCCCGAGAAGCCCAACATCTAGGCCGTTCTTTTGGAGACGCCGATGAAATTGCTGGACGAGATTATTGATGGGGCGGTTAGCGACACTCAACCGATCGGCTCCGTCCTCCGAAAATGCCTGGTGCTAGAGCAACAAGCCAAAAATGAGAAGTTCCGTGCTTGGCTGAATAATGAGCTAGACGGCTACAAGTCCGAACAGGAGCTTCCGGATTACCGGCTCATCAACACGATCTCTCGCGGGTTTTTCACCGGTTACGCCGGATCGCAGATCAACGACCAGCCACTTGCTCTGCACGTGCTCGAAAAGGAGGACCGAGAGCTGATGCGGAAGGTCAGACTGGCGCAACCAGCCGCCTCCTACGAGAGCATACCGGACAAAGGGACTGATGCCTCTTTGCCCTGGCCTCCTGAGCTAACCGTGAAGTATCAATCGAAGTTTTTCCAACACTACGCGCTCAACCGCGCTTGGCAGGAGGTGCCAGCCTCCTGTCTAGTTGGGTTGGTGGAAACAGTCAGAAATCGAGTTCTAAGGTTTGCCCTGGATATCAAGGACCAGTTGAAAGACGACCAAGAGACAGTTTCCAGCTTGCCAGCCGAAAAGCTGGAGAAATCGGTCGTGAACAACATTTATGGCGGCAACGTCTTCATTGCCGCTAATGCCGAACAGATCAACCAGGCTGCCCACACCAACATAGTAGCAGGCGATGTGAAAGCGCTCGCTGGCGCAATGAAGATCATGGGTATTTCCGACGAGGGCGTGGATCAGCTCCTCGAAGATCTGAAGGCTGACGGGAAGGATGGCGAGACTACGATTGGTCAGAAGACTGGATCACCAACATCGGAACGTACCTAGGTAAGGAAGGCGGCAAGGCTGCGGTCGAACTCGCCAAGAAAGCGGCCACCAAGCTCATCATGCAGCACTACGGATTAGATATTTAGGACGGAAGGTCTTCAAATCGTCATCTAACTTCGGAAGATCGAGGCTTGAGCTTAGTGCCCGCGCTCATCATGTCGGGGCCGTGATATATGGGACTTGACGGCTTAGGCATTTGCTTCCTATATCGAAGCAACAGCCGAGGAGCCACCCCATGAAGTCCGCCGTCGCCTACATCCGCGTCTCGACCCAGAAGCAGGGCCGCTCCGGTCTCGGCCTTGAGGCCCAGCAGGCCGCCATCGCCGCGTTCGCCGCCGCCGAGGGTTACGAGGTCGTCGAGACCTTCGTCGAGATCGAAACCGGCAAGGGCTCCGATGCTCTTGAGACCCGCCCGCAGCTCGCCGCCGCCATCGCGCTGGCGACCAAACTGAAGGGCACCGTGGTCGTTGCCAAGCTGGATCGTCTCACCCGCGACGTTCACTTCGGCTCCGGTCTGATGTCGCGCCGGGTTGCCTTCCGCGTCGCGGCGATGCCGCACGCCGACAACTTCCAGCTCCACATCATGCTCGCCGTCGCCGAGAAGGAGCGGCAGGACATTTCTGACCGCACCAAGGCCGCCCTCGCCGCCTGCAAGGCGCGCGGCACCAAGCTGGGCGCGCCGAACGCTGGCCAGAACAAGGCGGCTGCCGCCGCCGCGTTCGCCGAGAGCCTGCGCGAGATCGTCGAGCCGGTCATGTGCCAGTCGTCGCGCCAGATCGCGGCACACCTCAATGTGCGCGGCATCACCACGGCGGAAGGTTCGTCGTGGCAGTCCGCTCAAGTCATCCGCCTGATCGCCCGCCTGCAGCCGAAGGAGCAGCTCGATGTCGCCGCCTAAGACCGCCCTCAACGCCCCCATGAGCGGCGCCGAGCTGGACGACGCCCTCACCAAAATATTCGGCCAGAACCGTCAGTCCGCGTTCGCGCGCGCCATCGCCTCGACGCCGCGCACCGTACGCAGTTGGGTCGCCGAGACCTATGGCATGGTGCCGCCGCACATCGCCGTCCTCGTGCGCCTGATGCTGCAGGCGAAGGTGACGCCCGAGCAGCTCCCGGAGATCGAGCGATGAGCACCTCAGCATCGCGCTTAGCGTAATTGCACGTCGCCGCCGTCAGCATCGCGTGGGACACCCACATGCGCGAAGACATCGCCATGCTCCGCGCCATCGCGTCGAAAGAGCATTTCGGCGAAGCCGAGAACGCTAGGGCGTGTACTCATAAATCCGCAATGTCCGCTTCTCTTCAGATAGCGGCGCGGAAGCGGACATTGCGTGAAGTCCGAGAAGGGCCAGCAGCGGAGCCGGCAGATTTGCCGCCAAAAGTGCACCCACGCTGACCTATATTGAGCTCGTCATCCGGCGCTATCGTCCCTGAACCTTTGCGAGATTTCCGGGACTAACTTCTACAGGCTGCGAGAACGACGGCTTCCCGATGTGAACGGGCCGACCATAGTGAAGTGATAGTCTAAGTTTTTAGCGCGCATTTGCGCAAAAGAGGTCCGTTATGGACCGAACAGCTGGCAAGAAAATCAGTTGCCATGCCATACAGTGTCATTCGCCAGGATGGCGCCATGGTGGCATTCTCATCGTTGCGACGCTCTGTACCGCATGCACTCTCCTATTCGCGAGCGAAGCCAGAGCTCAATGCACGGCGCGAGATGTCCTGCAGAACCAACTGAAGCTCAAGAAAGCTCCCCCAGCTGATAGGCCGCAACTCCTAATCAAATCCGCCGTCGATGTCCCCATGTGGAAGAAGATCACAATCGGGACGTTTGCAAATTTCTTTGCCCTTAGTAACGCAATGGATGCGGCAGGTTGCGGCATCGGAAACTCGGCTGGCGAAATTCTCGCGCGACCGACCTTTACCCTTAGCGTCACGAAAACAAACGTAGAGCTTTTTGCGGTGTCGGCAGCCGAACTGGGGTTTCCGACCGATACTGCGTCGCTGACGGACATCTATGCGCGCGCCAAACAGTTGGGTTTTGGCCTTGCGGCGGCAGAAGTCGGGCCACAGCTGAGGCTTCAATATTTTGACCAGCCGATGGGTGAATTTCTTATCATCGGAATGGAGCCAATCAGGACGTGGAAGGGCGCTCCTGTCATCTTAAATGTAGCTAATGGCGGAGCGGGACTAATTCTCATCGGCCAAGATGGCAGCGCCGACGCACAGATCCCCGTGGCGTCCCGTTTTGTATTTGTGCGGACCAACGAAGCCGCTCCTGCCGAGGAGCAAGAGGCTGTAGCACTTCGCGATCGCTGAATTTCCAAGTACGCGCAGGACGCAAGATGCCAGAACACGTGGTCGGCAGTCTTCCGCAACCGAGAGCCGAAGGTGGCGAGAGACCCGGCGCGAGCTTCGCGATCGCCAATGTCTGCACCGGGTCAGAAGCTGCCGTTGTCGACCAAGCGGACGACTTCCGCTTAACGCTCGGAAATGACGTTTATGAGTACACGCCCTGGAAACGCCGAAGGTCCGGCTGCCGGGCCTTTCTCGTCTCGCCGATCACGGAGGCCCGGCGCACAAAGGGCCTTGGTCGAGAAGCGCAGTGCGGAGAGTAGCGAAAACTTGCTCCAAAACGCCCCTCAACGCAAGGCGTCGAAGAACACGCCGAGCCGGTGACCGGCGTCGCCCAGCAGCTCTGCCGCCTTCTCCCGCGCCCGGTACGGCGAGCGCATCCCGAGGCTCGCGCCGGTCTCCTGCAGGCCCCTCCCGAAGCATGCGATCTGATCGGCCACGAACGACGGCCGGAAGCCGATTGCCTGCTTGGCGGCGTAGTAGGTCCGCTTGTGGTCGAGCTGCGCCTCGCTCCTGGCCAGCCCCGTCATGCTGCTGGGATCGAAGGCGTAGATGCGATTGAGGTCGACACTTCCGAGCGACCCCTGCAGCCCGCCAGCGACCCAGTGCAGCGCGTAGCGCCGCAGGGCCGAGTATTCCTGGGCCGAGATGGTCTGGCGCATCCACGCTTTCCCCAGCGCGTCGTCGAGCATGGTGATCTTGCGGGAGGATCGTGAGCGCCCGGCAACGGTGAAGAACTGCGCGGCCTTGCGGAGACGTTCGGGGGTCGGGCCTGCGTCGTCGAGCGGCGTGTCCATCAGCGATCTCCGGCGAGAATGCGTGGCACGCTATATCCACAGTTTCCACACCGGCAAGCCCTTCGCGCGCGCAGCCACAGAAAAGGTAGTAGTTATAATAAGTGTAGGTGTAGGTGCTTGAGCCGGGCTTAAGCAAAACAATAGCCGGGCATAGCGCGCGTGCTCACGAACTGCCGATGTCTGTTTTCTGAGGCGGCGCACCGGGAGATTCCTGGGGCTTGTCGACAGGTTTCCCTTCTGATCGGTTGGCGCTCTCCCCCTTCCTCCACCACCACAAGTATTTTTTCCGATACTCTTCGCGCAACAATTCTCGTTCGGCGGGCTGGATGTCCGGGTTAGTGAGTTTCTGTATGTTTTCGAGGTGCCAAAGCAGTGTCTTGCCTCGAACGCGAACAGTTACGTGCTTAAATCGCCACGAGATTTCCCTTTCAGCTACCTTCTTCTGGGCCGCAGATTCATTTGCTTCGCGCGTTGCCGCTTCTATGGCGGCAACTGTTGCAACAACCCTGGAAGCGATCTCAACAGCGTCCTTAGAGGGGTCTCTTGCCATCATAACAGCGACCTGCGCCGTGGCTGTCGCCGCTAGTATGGCCGCATCTTTCGCTACGTCGTACGTCGTACTCACCACTTCAGTCTCACGATGTCTCGTGAAGAGCCTATGAACTTCAGTAAACAGAGGAACATCAAGACCCACACGAAGGCCCGGCGCCAATCCGATTTCGAGGGGGCGATCAAAGTATCTGTGCTGGGTAGCAGCAGTGGCAAACGCAAATGCAACGAAAACGACTGCCTTGTTCAGCTCGGTCAAAGGTGCCGGTTTGTCCCAATAAAGCTTGGCGACCCACTGCGCGAGCAGAATTCCGCCCAAACCCGCCATGAACTTAATTAGGCTCCAAATCGCGATCAATCCTATCTGTCGTACGAAGATCGGCGCGCTTGCCGATCCAGACAATCCACTGAACAAGTAGGTTAGTAGCTGCGGCAATATGCCGACGTAAACAATCGCCGCCACCAGCAATAGCTCGCCCTGCAAGTCGGTTAACATATGATGGACGGCACTCAGCGCAGCCACAAAGGATGGACCTAGAGCCTCTACGACTTCCGTGTTTTCCTTCTCCGCAATAAAATACAAAGCGCCAAAGAGTAAAAAGAATAGGAAGAAGATGTACCAGATCCCGTAAATCTCGTGAGGGTAGTCCCGTCTTAATTCAAAAATCGCTGCGCCAAGAAATAGAAGCAGCACGCCGAGTACTATGTACTGTGACATATCTTTCCTCCCGAAAAATTTCTCCCCTCCGCCTGACCGATGAGCGGCTTAAAGCGCGCATGCATACACTTCGCAAGTCTACAACATCTGCCACGCGGAGTGTGCAGAAACGTGCAACTACGCCGGGCTCACCCCCTCTTGGGATACCAGCGGTTGATGGCCGAGATGGTGCCGCCCTTCGATCCGGCCGCAGCACGGCGCTTCGAGGTTTCTCGAAGGCGCAGCCGCTCGTGCTCCAGGCGCGAGCTGCGCCAACCTTCATCGCAGTCCTTGTCGAAGAACCGCAGCAGGGTCGAGCGGTTCGCCCGCCACTCCTCGGGCGTCATGCGCGCGACGTTGGCGAGCTGCTCGTCGTCATCCGGCAGTGCGCCGGTCTTCCACGAGTGAAACAGCAGCAGGAGGTAGGCGCCGTGCTGCACGGTGGAGAGGTGCCCGGTGTCGGCGAGATAGTCGCCAACGTGGATCGGAAACCAGGGGAGCTGCGCCATCAATCACCCGAGCTGTTGTCCGCCACGCGAACAAACGTGTAGCGCGGAATCTTGCTCTTGCGCTTGCCCGCCTCAAAGATGCTCTTCTGGATGGTGATCGATTTGGCGTGCAGCGCCTTCACCACGGGCGCGGGATCGCCGTCGAGCTGCATCAGCTCCACGTCATGGTCGGAGCCGACCTCGCGGACCCAGATCGAGAAGCGCCGTTTCATGCGTCCGGCTCCCGGATCGAGATCGCCAGCTCGAACGGGTTGATGCCGTACTTGGCCCAAAACTCGAGTTCATTCATGGTGTGCTGCTCGCGGTGATGTCGGCCGCAGAGCGGGACGGCCCAGCGGTCGCTGCTCTTCTCACCCATGCCGGTGTCGCGCTTGCCGTGGTTGATCGAGCCAACGCGCAGATGCGCCGCCTCCACCGTCGTGGTCTCGCCGCAGATCGCGCACGGCAGCGTCCTGACATAATCGAGATATGCCCTGTCGTGCTGCCGTGGCTGGCGCTCGATCACGACTAACCTCCCTCTTTCACGCGCCATGCCTGATACTGATGATCAAGCCGGTACCAGCGCTGGCGCTCTTCGCTCCTGCCCGGCTTGCCGAGGTCGCTGCGGCTCGCGACGCCGCAATGGTGGCGCACACATTCGGCGGCTGTCGCTTCGTCCTTGATGTCGCGATAGCGGTACTCTTCCTCCAGGAAGCGCCAGAACGTCGGCTCGTTGCAGCGGATGCCCGCCTGTGTCGTCGGCCCCAGCGTGGCCCATTTGTCACGCTCCCTGGCGACGTGATCGACCGGCGTCTCGTCGTCGTCGATCTCGACCATGACGCAGGCGAAGCGCGTGCCCATCGGCGCGGCGGCGAGCCGCTGATCCATATCGATGGCCGCGATGGTGAAACGCAGCTGCCAGTCGCCGGATTGGCGCTGCGTCAGCCCGTCCTTCTTCACCTCGAACTGCAGCGAGTTGCTGCTCGCGAGGTCGGACAGCCGCGTCACTTCATCACCCGCGTCGCTTCGGCGATGCCCTTCTCCAGCTTGTCGGCTAGGCTCAGCAGGCTGCGCATCTCGCACTCGATGGCGCGCACGCGCTCGACGGCGGTGCGCGCCTCGATCAGCATCTTGCGCAAATCCTCGTTGCCCGCCTCGTCGCCGAAGTTTTCGTCGCGGATCAGCCGCACCCAGGCGCGCGGCACGCCCAAATCCTGCGCCAGCTTGTCGTCGGTCCAGTTGCCCGCGTAGCCGACCTTGTCGCTGACATAGACCTCGTTGAGCTTCTCGAAAATGATGCGGCGATCCTCGCGCGTGATCTGGCGGATGTTGTCGGCGGCAATCTTGATCGGAGCTGCGGGCGGCGGCGTGGTCTGAGACATCGGCATCACCTTGCTGTTTGCTGCGTCGAGCAGCGCCACACATTTCGGGCAGCGGTGGTCGCGGCGCTTGCGGCCGATCCGCCATCCCCCCTTCACCAGTTTGCGCGAGATGATCTCGAACTCGCGCTCGTCGTCGTTGCCGCCCGTTCCCTGCAGCGTATTGGCGCGCACCGATTCCGCGCTGCCGCAGGGACAGCGCACGATGCAGCCGCGCACCATCGCGTTGTCGTCACCGTGCGGGACGTGCGTCCACTCAAAGGCGTTGATCACCCTCATTGTTGCTGTCCTCGAACATTTCGGTTTGCACCGGACCCCGTACCCGCGCCTTGATCTCCGACTTGATGGCGCCCGCAGGCCAGCCCGCGATCTCGTATTCGATGCCCGCGATCACCAGATAGCCGGTGATCTGCGGCGCCTCCTTCGAGAAGAACAGCGCGCCCTCCATATCGACCTTACGCTTGCGCTTGCGCATCGAGCGCCTCCCCCTTGCGCAGCACCAGCGTCCTCAGCATGTCCACTTCGGCGTCGCTCAGCTCGTACCGGCGGCGCGCATCCTTCTGCCCGTCGCTCCTCCACCACGCCCCCAGCTTCTCGCGGCTGTCGAACTCGTTGATGGTCGTCTTCAGGTGTTCGACGAACTCGCCCCGCTTGGGCGCCAGTGCCTGCTGCCGCCGCAGCTCGCTCTCGTCCACGACATTGGTCTGCTGCTTGTCGTAGAGCGCGAGGCCGAACGGGTTGCCGAACGTCATGAAGGCACGCTTCATCGCGTCGGTCTCGGCCTCCTTCACCGCGCTTTCGTGGGCGAGGCCGCGATCACGGTCGATGCCGTGGCCCGAACCGAACCCCTCGCGCACGATGTCGCCGACCGTGACGCGCACCTTACAGATGTAGGTCACGCCGAAGCCGGGCAGCTTGTTCTCGCCGATCTCGCGCTCGTAGTCCGTGATGCAGGTGGCGAAGATGGTTTCGCGGTGCCAGCCGTCGAAGCCGAAGATGCGGTTGGCTTCGGCGATGACGTGCCAGCCCTCGACGTAGCTGAACGTGCGCCCGCCCTGCCTACGCTCCTTCACCTGCGAACGGTTCAGCGGGGCGGATAGGTTCGTTTTCTGGTCATCATTGAGGGGCATCACTTCACTCCCTGAAAAGGGGACGACACGCGAACCCACACCACCGCACTCGAACCGGAGCGCGTCAGCTCCTTGCGCCCGCTGTCCTGAACGTGACCCATCTGGAACAGTTCACAGCGGCGCGGGCGGTAGGTGTTCTGGCTCATCGAGATCGCAGCCGCGACGCGCTCGTCGCAGCCGCCACCGGGGTGCTCAGCCATCCACGCCAGAATTTTCTGGTGCGATTTGTTGATGCGGTGACGCGCCTTGGTTGCGGCTTCGTGGCTCGTCTCGCTGTGCTTCTGATGCGGCGGCTCACCGCCATAGAGGTTGTAGTCGTCGCTCATCACTTCACCGTCACGACAACAGAGGGCGAGGAGTTCGAGAGCGCGAGGCCGGGCAGCTCGCGCCCGGCCTTCAGCGCGTCCTTGATCTTGGTACGGTCGGGCTTGCGCTCGATCTTGACGAGATCGTCGGGCAGCGCGTCGGGGATCAACTCGCCGACGATCTGCTGCGGGTTGTTGCGCAGGAAGATCGTGCCTTCCGGCAGCTCCAGCTTGCGCAGGTTGGCGGCATCCAAGATCGCGAGCATCAGGTCGCGCGTGAACTCGACGCGCCGCTCGAACCGCTGGGCGCGCGCCTTGAGGTCGTCCTGGCGCGACTTGGTCGCCTCCTTCATCGCCTTCGCGTCTTCGCCTTCGCGGATCAGGTGGGCGAGCACGTCGCTGATCTGGGTCTCGCCATCGAGCATGTCGGCGCGCAGCACCTCGTCTTCGGCGATCTCGGGATACTGCCCGATCAGCCGCTCGATCTCGGTGCGGAGCATGTCGGCTTCACGTTCATTCATCGCTTGATCACTCCGTCCCATTCGGCCCTGTCGATCACCCTCGAAAGATTGTCGCGGGCGTCCTGCAGGATCAGGAACACGGCGCGGGCCTGCGCCCTGGTCATCTCGTTCTTGAGGATCAGCGCGTCGCTCTGCATGCGCAGGACGCGTTGCTCCATCTCGATTGTCGGCGAGCTATGAACCAGCTCCAGTGTCATGGGGCTTCTCCGTGTACGCATCGAGCGCGCGGGAGACCTGACGCAGCGAGTACGTCAGGGCGTCCTTGGTCAGCACCAGCTGGCCTTCAGCCCACGCCTCGAAATCGGGTTGCAGATGCATCGCGTTGACGGCACGCAGGATCGCGTCGGCGTGCCACCTGATCTCGTCGAGGCGTGGACCGATCCGCTGGTCCCACTGATCGAGGCTGATGCCCATGCGCGTCACTCCAGACCGCGCATGCCCCAGAGACGCGGGTCCGCAGTCGCACGACGGCGCCGCAGTGCGCGGCTCATCACGACATACGTGGTCGCAGGGAACGCCCCTGCGCGACCCGGCCAGTTCTTCGCGGTGTTGATGTTCGTGTCCGTCAGGGCCGCCACCTTCGACAAACCGCCGAGGTGATCGACCACTGCCTTCGCGGTCGTCAGTCTGCGCATGATCGACCTCAGTTCGCAAGCGCGATTGCTATCGAACTCAGTACGACTTAGTGACGGCGGCGGAATTGCGGCGGGATTTAAAGGACGGTCGAGCTATAAATTCGTACTCATTGCGCAGGCGCATTTAGTGCGATACAACTTCGTACAGGTTGCATTACCTGTATGTATACCAGTTATAGGTATCTTTCTGCACACACGCGCTGGGGCGAGATTGCATGAAGAAGATCAAGGGTTTCGAGAAGGACGCCGACGCGTACAAGGCGCGGCTGAGACTATTGCGAGAGGTCGTTGCAGCGGGGAGCCAGCAAGTCTTTGCCGACAAGATCGGCATCGACATGAAGCGCTGGAACAATTACGAGCGCGGCTACCCGATCCCGCGCGAAATCGCCTTCCTTCTCAGGGAGAAGCTGAAGGAACCTCTCGCCGAGTGGCTGTGGTGGGGACTGGACAAACACTTATCCCCGCAATTCAGAGCCAGCCTGAAAACCGCCGAGCAGCGTGTAGCAGCGCGCGCCAAGGCGGAAGCTGAACTGGCCGCAGCGAAAAAGCAGGTCGAGCTGCTGAAGAAGAAGGTTCGGGCTTAGATCGAGCGATGTTGCGCTTCGTACTGAGTGCGAGATACGCTCCCCAGCTCTCAGCAAGAGAGCAAGGGGAGTTTCGTCATGGACGCATACGCTCGCCAATCCCACACACACAGCAATGAACGCGACCGCATCGCCGCCCTGCGCGACGAGATCGAGCGGTCGGCCACGCGCATCTATCCGGCGCACCCGCCTGCGCCGCAGCAGCCCATGGTGCAGCCGCCCACCTACGGCGCGCCGCAGCGCGACGCCATCAACTCGCTGGTCGATAAGGTCGTCGGCGATGTCTGCGACCGCATCGTCGAATTGAAGAAGCAGCTCGACGCCCTGCAGCAGCAAATTTTGGTCGGCGGTGCCGCCACCAAGGTCACCCTCAACGAGCAGATCGACGCCTGCATGCGCGTTAACGACGAGACCACGCGGATCGGCGATGCGGTCGGGGAGATCGCCGACCGGCTGCTGAGGCTCTGACCATGGCGCAGGATGATCCCTTAATGGGCGCAGTTGCCACTGCGACTACCGGCAGGACTGGGCGCACCGCTCGATGCTCGACCCCGAGCCCCGGCTGGGCCCGCCAGGGGGATCACAAGGCCCGCTCCGGGATCTCATCCTGCACCTCGACCGGGCCCCGGTACCACATCGCCTACCCGCAGGCGGCCGACGCCCTGAAGCATCTGGGCGACCACCTGTCGGCGCTAGCGTTCTGCGAGGGGTCCAACCAGCGCGCCGCAGGCGGCGCGCCTGAACCCGTTTACAAGCGTTAG